CTTGTCTAAGGTTAGCAATTCCACCACCTGCTAATGTCATAGTTGGTTTGCCATAAAAATATTTATTACCAAACGAAGGGTTTGTATAATTTGTAGTACCACTTAAATTAGCAAAGCCTGTAGGTATAGCACCAGTGTTTGTATTGTTTTCCTCCTCGCTATCTTCTGAAGCAGGAGGGACATAAGCTGTTGTGCTATCTCCACCTGTATCACCACCCATAACAACATCTCCACCAATCATATTTCCCATAGCATCTGTTTTACCTTCCAGTCTATCAGACATATAACTTTGATAGGCATCTTCAAATTGATCCGCAGTCATATCAAAATTTAATCCAGGTATTTTTCCTCCTCTAATTACCTTTTCAAAAAAAGGTCTATTTTTTGATGCGTTAAAATCAGAAAATCCTTGTAAAGGACCTGTAAATAATGAACTTAAACCAAATGCTTTAACTTCATTTCTATTTTCTAAAAAATCTTGTAGTGCTTGTTCTCTTTTGTTTAAATCTCCCTGAAAACCAATGTCTATTGTTTCTCCTTTTGGCCCGTAAAAAACAGTAGAGTCCTCTTGATTACCATCTTGTCTACCTAATGTACCTGTTGCTTTTTTAGTATTAAAAGTTTGAAGTTTACTACTTAAATCTCCTGTTTTAGGAGCCTTGTCTTTAACAGTATAATCTCTACCATACTGTTCTCTAACATCATCTGGATCATCTAGTGATCCAATTCCTTTATATAAATCTTGCTCCTGTCCTCCAAACACATCAGCCATTAAATCGTTAATGGATTTTTGTTCGTTCTTAACTTTATAAAAATTAGGACTTAGGCTTGCTGTTTGTCCTCTTATACTTTTATAAAGATCTTTTTTATCTTTTAAATTTTTTCTAAAATCAACTGCTTCTTGTGCAATCTTTTTATTTTCAATTCTTTTAGCTTCTGCTAACTGTGCAATCTTTTCATCTTTAATTTTTTTAGCTTCTGCTAACTGTGCAATCTTTTCATCTTTAATTCTTTTATCTTCTGCTAACTGTGCAGCTATTTTATCTTTTTGAGCTTGTGCAGCTTCGATTTTTTTAAACGCTGCTAACTGTGCAGCTATTTTATCTTTTTTAGCTTTCTCTATTGCCTGTTGGGTTGGACTACCTCCACCACCAGTATTAGTATTAGTATTAGTACTACCACCAGATCCAATAGAACCCATACCAGAATATGTAGGTCCCCCACCACTATTACTACCACCAGATCCAATAGAACCCATACCAGAATATGAAGGTCCACCGCTGTTATTATTTCCGCCGCCGCTGTTATTATTTCCGCCGCCGCTGTCTTGACCGCCGCCTCCGCCACCTCCGCTAGAACCACCAGAACCCCCAGAAGAACCTCCGCTAGAACCCCCAGAACCCCCAGAAGAACCTCCGCCACCTCCGCCACCTTGGTAGCCACCGCCACCTCTAAAACCAGTTCTCATGATACCACCATTCATAGCCATGGTCCGTGGTTCTTGCATCATAGTTTCAATACCTTGAGGTTGAGAACTCATTTGTGCTTCAGCTGCAACCTGTTGCATAAATTCTCCCATAGACATGGGTTGAATTCCTTGTTCTTCAGCATCAAATACATACTTTTCATACTCTTCTTCTAGTTGAGCCATTTGAAATTCTTGCATTTTTCTTTGATCTTCTTGAGGTGACTTAGGTCCTTGATTACCTGAATAAGTAATTTCCGGTGCACCTACATCTAGTGATTCTAATCCTGTTTTCATAATAATTTTTAAGTTAGTTTTAAAAGCAGGAATTTAACCTGTGGTTTCTTACATTACCTGTTTTTGTCAGGTAAATCAAGCTATGTTGTAACAGTTCTTTTTCTTACTTCAAGAGCGGATAGTACCACATGTAGCCTGTTTGCCGTAGCTGCCGTTACCTTTATTATCTCATCTTCTTGTACTACTAATGGAGCAGTCAATAGTTCTACTGTTGCATTAGCACCAATTGCTTTTGTCTTAAATAAACTAAAAACAGTTGCTGCAGTATCTGTGATTGTAACTGTAATTGTGTCAGCATTTCCTGTATCTTCAGATACCAATATAGATTTAACTATAGAAGTTGTAGCTGAGGGCACAGTATATAAAGTTGTAACTGATGTTGCAGTTAAGTCTAATTTTTTATTTGTAAATGTATTAGCCAAAGTAATAAGCCTCCGCTTCTGCTTCTTCTTTTAAATCTTGTTGAAAAGTAGTATTTAATTTTTGCACTATACTATCTATATCCCTGTTAAAAGACAACTGTGTTTGTTGATCATAATCTTTTGCAGGTAGTGTTAATGATTGTACAATTCTAGCCATTATCTTCTACCATCCGGTTGTATGTCTAATCTAAAAGTACCTAGTTTCCAAAACTGTCCTGTACTTGCATTAGATATTTTTAAAGCAACAGATCTAGCCCTTGCACGTGTATCTATTTTTTGTACAGAACTTGAGACTGTAAATGGTCCTAAAGAAGAACTAATATTTGAATCATTTGGATAATCTCTTAAGTTTAATGTAATTATACTATTACCTGTTTGTGATAAGAAATCAGGAAGCACTCTTCTAATTTTCATAATAAACTCACCATCTCCTTGTAATCCATCTTGACCAATATCAAAATCTCCTGATTCGATATTAGATGCAATGGCAGTTGTCGAACCTTCTTTAACTTGATCTAATCCTGTTTCATGTTCAAAGTAAGTGCTCATACCTTCACTATTTCCATAAACGTAATCTTTATTTGTAACTGCTCCTGCAGCATTTGGACTATATTCTGTTGCGTGTGGTTTACCAAAAACAGCAGAATCTCTCCACGCGGTTCGTGCTAATGTCCCTGTTGTCCACACAGGTCTTTCCGGTGTTGAATCAAGATAGTTATAAGAAACCATTCTATTAACAGTACCTGATCCAGAATTTGGATAGAACCATGTAACCTCACCAAACAAGTTATTTAAACCTGCATTAATATGTTGTTTAGGTATTGTATTAATATCATCATAAACAAAATCTTCTACTAAACAAGGCAGTGATTCTAGTTTACCTGTGTATCTAAAGAAACCATTTTCTGACATCCAATAAGCAGCACCATCAACTTCGACAGCTGCATTTTTACCAATCAATCCACAGTTAGTACCTACTTGTTGAAATGAGAATGTAAAAGGTGCACCAACAAATCTCATAATAAACAAAGCTGTATCTGTCCAAACATAAATTGCATCTCTACCTCTTAATGCTCCAACAATTTTTGATCCATCTGCAAGTCTTTGAGTACCTGCAGTGTTGGTTGCACTAGGTGCATATGACGTTGTTGTATCTATATTTTCTTGATCTGAGAATCTAATAAACATTTCATCCCTTGTAGATTTAGTTCCGATAGTAGTTTCTGTTCCAAAAAAAAGTAAGTGTCTATCCGGTGTTGATAATAAACTAAAACTAGATGATGTTGGAGCATTAGCAAGTATTGTCGCTCTTGTGTCATTAGCATTTGTAGGATCTGAATCCCATTCAAATGTTTCTCCTCCAAAAATAGTTGCTATTATTGTATTACCAAAATTATCTATAGACCATAAACCTGGATCCGTTGTGATATCTCCAGAAGTTGATCCATTCCATGCAAAAAAACTAGATGCGTCTGTTACAGTTGCCCCACTAGAATGTGTTGCAGCTGTTGTGCCTTTAGCTCCTCTTGTTAAACCTGACAAAACATTATTGCTGTTAGAAGTAAATGTAATTAATTCACTGCCTATTAATACTGTACCTGATGATCCGAAAGATACTGTACTTGCTAATGTTACACTTGTAACTGATGAATTAATTCCTGATGAAAGTGTGGATGTAAATTGTCCCGATTGTGTACCGCCCCATTGACCTAAACCCCAACCTGTTGTTGCAACTTCAACGGCTGGACCTACTGGATAATAATGTTGTACTCTTACACTGCCGGCTGTTGTAGCACCTGATCCAGTTTCATTTGTACCTACATCAATAGTTAATGTAGTAGTTGTAGGTACAGATATTACTTGAAACCTATTTAAATCAAAATTTTGTGAATTAAAATTAGAGCCTGTTATACCTTGAAAATTATCAAGTAATATAATATCTCCTTTACTTATATTATGTATTGATGGAAAAGTTAATGTAACAATTGCTGATCCATTAGTTGTAGTAAATACGTTTGATAGAGATGTTGTAGATTTAATAGGATGTATATCATAAAAAATACCTCCGGTGTATGCGTATAAAATTCTGTTAGTACCTAACGCTGCATACTTAATACCGGAAGCATTTACAAAATGATGAATAGCTGTGTTACGACCTGTAATATCAGTTGACCCTAATTGAGCCCAACCTCCTATTTTTTCAGGTGTACCATATCTAAATCTAACATTGTCCCCGCCTTTCCATTGGCCTTCGCCTCCGGTTGACGTGACTTGTTTATTAAACCCTGGTTGAAAGGCTACTTTTTGTAACATGGCATTTACGCCGTGTATGCTTTACCAGCAGTAATTGCAGAATTAGATGCTGTCATACTTTCAGTAGTCCAGTAATCTTTAGCAACCATAAGCTCTAAATGTTCAACATTTCTGTCAACAGCTGATTTTTTATCAGCAGCTTCCTCGTCTGCCATTTGAGTACCAGCAATAACTTCATTAATTAGTGTTACTGAATGACCCATAGCTGTAAAATCTTGTGCTATTTCTTCTGCTGTTTTTACGTCTTCACTCATAATATTTTCTCCTTAT